CGTTAAGTGAGCAAGTGAAAGTGGCTGCCGAGCCGCAGATCGACTGGGATCGTCTTTATCGTGAAGACCCCATTGAGTATGTACGGCAGCGCGAGGTGATGCGCGAAAACAAGGAGAAGGCTGCCGCTATTCAGGCCGAACAGCAGCGCCTTGCCGAGATCGCGCAGCAAGAGCAGATGCAGCGATTCCAAGCCGTTAAGGCGAAAGAAGCGCAAGCACTGATCGAAGCAATTCCGTCATGGAAAGATCCGGCCAAGGCCAAGGCCGAGAAAGCCATGCTGGTCGAGTTAGGCCAGAAGATGGGATTTACACCTGAAGAACTTGGAAACATTTTCGACCACCGGGTGGTTTTGGCGCTGCGTAAAGCGGCGCTCTATGACCAGATGCAGGCCAAGCGCCAGGGCATCAAACCCGTGACAAACAACGGGCCTAAGCCTGCCAAGCCTGGAGCAGCAGGAAGGGTTTCACAGATGAGCGATAGCGTTCGAGCAAAACAGCGTCTTGCCAAAACTGGCCGCGTCGAAGATGCGGCTTCCGCAATTGCACTTCTTTTGAAATGAGGTAAATCATGGCTATCGTGACCAATACCTTCACTACTTACTCTGCAAAGGGTATTCGTGAAGATCTGAGCAATGTCATCACCAACATTGCACCCGAAGAAACGCCTTTCATGTCCAACATTGGCCGTGAGAACGTGACGAACACTCTTTATGAGTGGCAGACTGATACCCTTGCCGCTGCTGCTGCAAACGCACAGCTTGAGGGTGATGACGTTACGTCCTTCGACTCTGTTGTCGCAACTGTGCGTCTGCAAAACTATGCGCAGATCTCGCGCAAGACGATCATCCTGTCCAACACCGAAGAGGTGGTGAACAAGGCTGGCCGTCGCTCTGAGGTCGCGTATCAGATTGCAAAGCGCAGCTCTGAGCTGAAGCGCGATCAAGAGTTCGCAATGCTGAACAACGCTGGTACCACCTCTGGTAGCACCACCGCTGCTCGCACCACTGCATCTCTGCAAGCCTTCATCAAGACCAACGTGGACTACGACACCACGAACGGCGTCAACCCCAGCTATACCACCCTGCCGACGCTTGGTCGTACTGATGGCACCGTGCGCACCTTCACTGAGACCATCCTGAAGAACGTTATTCAGAAGGTTTGGACTCAGGGCGGCACGCCGAAGATCCTGATGGTTGGTCCCATCAACAAGCAGCGCGTTTCTGGCTTTGCTGGCATTGCCTCCTCGCGCTTCAACATCGACGGCGGTGCGCGTCCTGCCACCATCATCGGTGCTGCCGACATCTATGTGTCGGACTTCGGCAACGTGCAAGTGGTTCCGAACCGCTTCCAGCGCGAGCGTGACGCTTTCGTGATCGACCCCGATTACGCAAAGATGGTCGTTCTGCGTCCGTACCAGCAGGTCGAACTCGCTAAGACCGGCGACGCTGAGAAGCGTATGCTGATCGTCGAGTGGGGTCTGAAGGTTCTGGCTGAGAACGCTCACGGTCTGGCAGCAGACCTGGTTACTTCCTAATCGAAGCAACGGAGGGATCGGGGAAACCCGATCCCTTTTTAACAATGACAGACAAAAAACTATTTGATGTGAATCCTGAACTCGGGATCACCAGGACATGGCATTACGACGCGGAAAAAGATGAGGCGACTATCCAGACGCAGCAGGATGTATCCGCGATCATTGAGGAGAACAAAGACGAATTCAATCAGGTGGATGAGCGCGCACGCTGGGGCGAATGGTCACGCGTCGCGTCAATACCTCTGAGCCTCTACTATCAGATGAAAGCAGAGGGCAAGCTGGACGACGAAGCGTACATGAAACGCTGGCTCAACGATCCGGAAAATCGTCACTTCCGCGTGAGGCCAGGCAAGGTATGAAGCACAACTACATCGCGGTCTGCACGCCTGCGCGTGACATGGTGCACACCATGTTTACTTACGACTTGGTGAACATGGTTTGCTTTCATACGCTTAACACCAATGACGCCATCTCGCTCAAGATCAGCGAGGGAACGCTTATTGCAAACCAAAGGGCCGAGCTGTCGCTTGATGCCATGCGAGAGGGCTGCTCGCACATTCTCTTTATCGACTCTGATATGCGCTTCCCGCAGGACATGATCTCGCGGCTGCTGGCGCATGACCTTGACATCGTGGCGACGAACTGCGCTCGTAGGCGTATGCCTACAGGGCCGACCGCTCAGATCTACAAGGAAAACGGCGACAGGGAGTTGGTCTGGTCGATGCCCGAGAGCACCGGCCTGCAAGAAGTTGGCTCAGTCGGCATGGGCGTCATGATGATTAAGGCTGGAGTCTTCAAGGCTCTGAGCGAGCCGTGGTACGAAACGCCTTGGCGGCATGACAAGCGAGGCTATATCGGCGAAGATGTGTTCTTTTGTAGGAAAGCACGCGAGGCTGGCTTTAAAATCTGGATTGACCATGATGTCTCGAAAGAGATCGGTCACATCGGAATGTTTGAGTTCAAGCACGACCATACCTGGGCGATCAAGGATTTGGAAAAAGCGAGGGAATCGTAATGGCCCTGACCACCTACAACGAGTTGAAATCGTCTGTTGCGGATTGGCTGAACCGGACCGATCTCACGGCGGTGGTGCCTGACTTTATCTCTCTGGCAGAGGCGCAGATTGAGAGGACGCTGCGCACCCGTCAGATGATCGTGCGTGCAACTGCTGCAATTGACACCGAGTACAGCGCGGTTCCAGCCGACTTCTTGGAAACGAAGTCAATCAAGCTCAACACCAACCCGGTGACGGCGCTGGCCTTTGAGTCGATTGACGCTCTGGATTCGATGAAGTCAACGATGTACTTGTCGCCTGGCAAGCCGCAGTACTTTGGCATCGTCGGCGGCCAGATTCGCGTGCTGCCAGTGCCTGATAACAGTTACACGGCAGAGTTGACTTACTACGCCAAACTGACCAAGCTATCAAGCACAGTGTCTTCTAATTGGCTCTTGGCATCGTCTCCTGACGTTTATCTTTATGGCTCGCTGATGCAGGCATCGCCATACCTGAAGGACGATGGCCGGATTCCTGTCTGGGCCTCGATGTACACCAATGCTTTGGAGGCGATACAGGTGGCAGATGATCGCGCTGCGACATCTGGCGGGTCTATCATGATGCGGGCTAGGACTTTCGGATAAAGGAGTTTTGAAATGTCATCGTTTACCGACTACACCGAGAACCTAGTTCTCACTTGGCTTTTGACTACCGGCAGCGCCACTAGGCCGACCGCCTGGTATGTCGGCCTTTTCACCGCTGCCCCGTCTGACACTGGCGGCGGCACTGAGGTTTCTGGCAATGGCTATTCGCGCACCGCGACGGGCACGATCACGGTTTCCGGCACCTCGCCGACCAATGCCACCAACTCGGCGGCTATCGAGTTCCCTGCTGCTTCTGGCGGCAACTGGGGCACGATTGGCTGGGCTGCGATCTTTGATGCCTCCACTGGCGGCAATATGCTGGCGTGGGCTGCTTTGAGCACTTCGCGCACCATCAACGATGGCGATGTGCTGCGTATTCCTGCTGGCGATCTGGACGTCACCTTGACGTAACGCGATGGCAGCTTACGGCGGCGGCCCATATGGGCAGGGCAAATATTCCTATGGTGTAAGCCTCGCCGCCGTGACGATGGCCGCCACTTCGGCGGTTTCTTTTTCGTCGGTGCGGTATGCGTTTGGCGCATTTACGATAGCGTCTACTTCGACGATGGCCGCATCGGCCAATGTCTTTAAAACCGCATCGTTTTCCGTCTCAGCATCGTCTTCGATGGCGGCATCGGCGCAGCGCGTGGCATTTGGCGCTGCAACTGTATCGGCATCCTCTACTTGTAGCGTTTCTGCCCTGCGGTATGCGGTAGGCGCTTTCACTGCGGCCAGCAGTTCTTCAATGAGCGCATCGGCGCTGCGTTACGCAATTGGTTCATTCGCGGCCAACGATGTGAGTGCGATGTCGATCAGTGCGATCAGGGTGCCGCTGGTCTTCATTGAGATCGACGCCTGGGCCGAGATGACTGTCAGCACCAGTGTGATCGTCAATCAGCCGGTTACGATTAACGCCGAGTCCTCCGTTTCCACCAACGCAGTCCGTGTTCAGTTCTCGCCGGTTTTGTTTGCGGCTGACTCTGGCTTTACTCTTTCAGCTATCCTAAAATGGTCGCCGGAACCCGACACCTCAGAAACATGGACAAGCATCCCAGACCAATCAGAGGACTGGACTGCGGTTTCTGATAACTCGACAAGCTGGGCCGCTCAGAGCGATACGCCCGAGTCTTGGACTCCCATATCTGATAATTCTGAAACGTGGCAGATTGCCGCATGAGGTGAAAAATGGCTGATACCACAACGACCAACCTATTGCTGACCAAGCCAGAGGTCGGTGCTTCTACCGACACCTGGGGCACCAAGCTCAACACCGATCTGGACAGCATTGATGCGGTGTTCAAGGGCGATGGCACTGGTACAAGTGTTGGCCTTAATGTTGGTTCCGGTAAGACTTTATCGGTTGCTGGAACTCTGGCGGTAACTGGCTCTGCGACGGTAATTGAATTTGCCGATGGCAGCGCAGCAGCACCATCAATCACAAATGATGGCGACACCAACACTGGCATCTTCTTCCCGGCTGCTGACACAATTGCGTTCGCAGAGGGTGGGGTTGAGGTGGCGCGCATCAATTCTGATGGTCAAATTGTCACTATTGCAGGGACCGCATCTCTTCCTGCTCTTACATTTACTGGTGATCTGAACACCGGCATCTACTCCTCCGGCGCAGACGCACTAAATTTTGCAGAAGGCGGTGTCGGGTTCCGGGTGGGGTACAGAAACATCCCTGCGTCTGGCACTAGAACCGGCTCGTACACTCTGGCAACATCTGATGTTGGCAAATATGTTCAAGTTGGAACGGGAGGTTCTATCACCATCCCAACCAGCACCTTCGCTGAAGGTGATGTGATTTCGCTTGCCAATAACACCACAGGAAACATCACGATCACCTGCTCTGCGCCGACCGCGTATATTGCTGGAACGAACACAACCAAAACATCAATGACACTTGCGACTCGCGGAGTCGCTACAGTCTTCTTTATCTCAAGCACTGTGTGCTTCGTAACTGGGAATGTGACCTAATCATGTCTGGCATCATGCACATGGTTATGGGACGGGAAGCTGGTTTATTCCAGTTCACCATCTCTTCAAACCAGACCAATGCCAATCTGCGCACCCTCGCAGTCAATGCCGGGTGGAATGAATCCTCGGCTGTTGAGGCCACGATTGGCAGCGGCGTTTACTGCTCCAGCAACAGCACGGGCACTCCAGGGCTTACGATCAACGGCTCTTTCCCCGGCGGCGTGAGCCTGATAAACGGCGGTTTCATCATTGGCAGGGGCGGTAACGGTGGTGCTGGTGGTGGTTTTAGCGGTGGTACTGGGGTTGCTGGTTCCGCTGGTGCTGCTGGTGGGTTGGCTTTGTCTGTATCAGTCGCGGTTAGCATCACCAATAACAACACTATAGGCGGTGGTGGGGGTGGGGGCGGAGGAGGCCAAGGCGGCCTTTACAACTATTCAGTAGATAAAGATACTCGCCTTGCCTGCGTTGGGGGCGGCGGTGGTGGCGGCGGTAGATCAGGTGTTGCTGCAAATTCTTCTGGCGGAGCAGGGGGGACTGCTACTGGGCAAGACTCTTCATACCCTGGAAGCGCTGGTTCTTCTGGCACATCTTCAGCAGCAGGGGGCGGTGGAGCAGGGGGCGTGGGGGTTGTAAGCGTAACAGGTGGAGCAGGCGGCGCAGGGGGTGGCTGGGGCTCTGCTGGTAGCACTGGCGGAAACACTTCAGGTCTAACATCCGCTGCTCCTCGTACAGGCCCCTACAGCGGCGGCTCAGGCGGCGGCGCAATCACCGGAAATTCAAACATCACATGGGTTGCCACCGGCACCCGTCTTGGGAGTATCACATGAGCATTCAGTACGGCTACGAAATCACCAGCGTCGATCAGGCGGCGCGTTGCATGGAGGTGGTCTACACCGCAGCCGGGCGGCAGACCATGCACATCGGCGCACGGCTCCCCTACGAGGGCGAATCGCTTGAAGCTGTTGTGGCGATGTATGCCCCGGTGGCTTATTGGTTGGAGCAGCAAGCGGCTGTCATGGCCCCGTCTGTCGGGGCTTCTGGTGTTATGGGGACGCCGGTTCCCGAAACCCTTGCATCTGCCAAAGCCAAGCGGCTGGCAGAGATTGCCGCGTGGCGATACGAAAAAGAGGTGTCTGGCATCACTCATAACGGCGCTCAGATTCGCACCGACCGCCAGTCTCAGGCGCAGATCACCAGCGCATATACCAGCCTGAAAAATGGGCTGCTGACCTCTGTGAACTGGAAGGCCGCAGATGGCCAGTGGGTGGAGATGACACTGGCTGCGATTGAGCCTATTGCTGGCGCAGTCGCTCAACATGTGCAGTCTTGCTTCAACGCCGAGAAAGCGTTGGCGCAGCAGGTCAATGCTGCTCAAACCATCGAAGCCGTCAACGCCGTAACCATCGTATGACCAAGCTATTCATCAGCCTTTCTGAGCCGAGCTATGCGCGTCATTCTTTGATGACCGCAGCAGCACGCATTGGAGTAGAGGTGGTCGGTCACATTGACGGGCCTCATGTACTTGCGTTGAGCAATCAAACATCGCAGGCTCTGTCTCGGGTGGCTGGTGTCAACTTCATCGGCGTGTCTACCTTCGACATCTTGAGCGACTGCCGGGATCGTATTGCCCACATGCCTGCGCTTTCTGCCGTGCAGTCTGAGGCGGATGTGTTGGCGATGAACTTTCCTGTGTTCGTCAAGCCCCGCAAGAACCTGAGAAAAGGCACCACGCCTTTGGCCTACACGCGCTGGGCCAGTGGCGCTGCATTGCATGCGGCAAAGTGGCAAGAGTTCTCAACCGCAGAAGTTGAGTTGGGCGGGCTGGTGGCTCTGCCGGATATGGGCAACCCCATGTCTTGCCTCGAAATTACCTTCGCGGCCAACGCAGACAGCGAGGTTTTCCTCATGCATGCGTCAACGCATGGGTTTGCCGAGCACAACAGGCCGACGAACCTTGTGTCTGGTGCAACTGCGCCGGCAGACCTCATGTCTGCCATCCAGTCGTTCTGCACCACCCAGCAAATCCGTGGCGGCATCTTCAACGTGCAGGCAGTCGAGCATGGTGGAGCCTGGAAGGTCATGGATTGGAACACCCGGCCCGACGGAACCTACGGTGTCGCCGCTGGCGCACACCCTGGGATGGCTGATGCAGGCTTGGCTCATATGCTTGGCCTGCCGGTGGTCAAGACGCCGGTTCACTTTGAGCTTCGCTCGTACTGGTCAAACATGATCCCCAACCACCGGGCCGATGAGGTTCGCTCGTATGGATTGATTCCAAGCTGGGTGTGGCACCGTGATGCGATTGGCCGCGTCTATGGCATTGGCGACACAAAAGAAGAGGTACAGGCAAAGTTTGCTGCTTTTGAGGGGGCGATGCTGTGATTCGATTTCTGGCGGCGTTGCTGATGTTTATTGGTTTGGCCCATGCCCAGCCGCTGACGTTCGTCACGCTGACGGGTGCTGGCTCTTTGTCTGACACCGCCATACGTCAAGCCGCCCCTGAAATCGAGAAGCAAACGGGCCGCCCCGTTGTCGTGGTCAACATGCCCGGAGCAAATGGCCTGATTGGGATTCGATACTTTTTGTCCCAGCCATCAGACCAAACTGTGTTGGTTGGAAATTCCTCAATCGGGTACTTGAAAGCAGTAGGGCAGTTTGATGGCTCTTTGGTTCCGCTTGCAGGGCTTACCAAAACCGATCTGGCTGTTTACACCAGCGGCAAAAGCCTATTTGCTGCCGCCTATCAGGGATCGACGCTTCGTGCTGCATCCACATCGCCTATGACGAACATGAGCATCTGCATGTTTGATAGCCAGCATCGGACAGCAACGACCATCGTTCCGTATAAACAGTTTGGGCAGGCGTTAATCGACACCGTTGAGGGTCGCGTTGATTATGTGGTTGCCCCGTCTGGCGCAGCTTCATTGGAGGGAATGGTGAACGCAGGCAGGTTGCGCATGGCGCATTTGCTCGGCCCAAAGTTTGGATGGAATGCGCTATTTGTCTCTGGCAATGGAATTAACGCACCTTGGCGGCATGACGTTCTCAAGGCGCTCAAAGAAACCCGGTTTGTAGGCGTGGATCGTTTTGATGCCACGGCAATCCAGATTATGGCAATCCAACAACAAGAGCACAACACAATCTCAAGTTGTCTAAAAAACACAGTCTAGTTGGAAGCAGTCGCATGTTATTGGTGAAATCAAACAAATAATATTTTTATGCCATAGGAGTAGGACATGGAGCCGGCAGAGATTGATCCCATTAAGTACGGTGCAATGTGGCAGCGTGTGCAGGACTATGAGCGCCGTTTTGAAACGATGGACAAGAAGCTCGACAAGATGGAGCGCCAGATTGAGGAGCTGCTTGCGCTTGCCAACAAGGGCAAAGGCGGTTTCTGGATGGGCATGACCATCGCCAGCAGCGTCGGTGCATTTGCGGCTTGGGTTGCCGGACACTTTAAAGGCGGGTGAAATGCTAGATCCCATCAGCGCCCTTGCAGCGATCTCGTCAGCCGTTGAGCTTGTAAAGAAGGTAGCGGCGACGGTCGATGATGTGACATCGCTCGGCCCGGTACTTGGCAAGTACTTCGACGCCAAGGCCGACGCCATCGAGGTGGTGCAGAAGTCTCAGCAGGGTGAGTTCAAGGGTAGCGCATTGGG